GGTGTGAAAGAGTGCACAACAGGCAAATATGCTGCCACTGACCAGAATACATGCGAATACATAAACATGGAAGCGCTTTCTGATTGGGTGGCGAACCAGTACTCATCCATTCTTGCGACATCAAAGCAAACATCGATCATCGATAATGATATAAGAGCGAAAAACTATGTCAGGTTAGCTATTGTTTCTAAGGCTGATTTGAATGCTAATGGTATGTATGCAGCCGTTGCGGGCGGCGCCGGCGGACAGACAATTACATCCTATATTCATGGTATAGAGCATTTGTACGACGCTCAAAATAATTACCCGACAAACCTAGCTGGTGTGCTTCACCCCAATGTCGACATAACGCCCTTCATGGATTATGCTTCTGGAGGCCCACAACCACCTACTACAATATCCAATCTCAGTGGAGACATTGCCTTGTGGCAGCCGCCTTCGCAGTTCCCTGATAAATTGGCTGCAGTACAAAACTCGCTAAACAACAATATTGCAGCGAAGAAGACACTGGAGACACTTCATAATAAAAATCTATTCATCTCTGGACACTCTGGACAATACGCACTAGTTGCAGTAATGTTTCCCGAAGAGTTTATTGGCTCAAGCGTTTTTTCATCGATGGTCACATGGTTGCAAGCAGCGGTGGCAGCTGGTGATAGATCAGCACCGATGATATGGAATCTTTACTTCCTTTCGAGTCAAGGAACGCGAAACGGTTTCACAAACTTCGTCAATACAAGAAATGTAACAACCCCTATGTATTATGGTCAAGCAACCACTCCATGTGATGTTTCTCCAACTGCTCTACCAGTTGCCTCTAGATATCTTACATCTGGACTGCCTCAACAAGCAAATACGTTTCCCGCAACATCAGCAATGCTGCCATTTGTAACCTTTTTTTTTGGATAATAATGGATAACATAGTTCATCAATATTATCTTACCAGTTGCTTCTGCCTTTTTTAACGTTGATTTTTGGACCCGTCCTCCTCCGGGATGTATTCGGATCGTAAGTCTGTACATCTTCATCATCGGAGTCTAATCCTTTAGAGAGATCCCAGAACTCTTTTGAACCAAGCCTGAATGTGCTATGGGGTTCGGCCTTATACCAGAATATCTGGTCAGACAGACGATTGCTTTTTGCATTGTTGTTGATGACAAGACATTCGTAGTTCTCGGTACATTGGTCCATAATTTGAGCGAAAGACTCAAATGTAGGGAACATACCGGCATAGTTCTCATGAATGATCTTTCGATTCTTGATGTAAGGTTCTCGTAGTATGAAGACGTAATCGATATTCGTTCGCAGATTCGGAGGTATTCCTAAAGGATACTGCATTGTGATGATGAGCATAACTTTCCAATGTCTGCCGTTCATGAAAAGCAGTCTCATCATTTTATCTCTAGTCCAGGAGGCATCATAAAGACAGTCATCAAGGATCACGAATGCTCTAGGATCTATGGTAGTTTTCTTGTATGTTTCCATTTCTTTCTTGACTTGTTTGAGGACAGTTCTTTGGCGCTTCAGTATATTCTCGATGATGGCAGTGTTGTACTCATCATGAATGAAGAGTTTTGGAACATGCTCACTGTAGAAACCATTCCCTGCTTCTGTGCCAGATATAACAGTGCCAATAGGTATATCTTGATGGTAGAAGAGCAGATCACGTACCAGGTAACTCTTACCTGTGTCACGCCTACCTATAAGAACAATTACTGGACCCTTATTCTCATCAGGTCGGAAGCTGATATTACGCATGCTAAACTTGCTTAGCTCTAGTTCTGTTGACATATATATCCAGTGCTAGAAAAATTATATGGGTGTCCACCGCGACTGTGGGTTTAGGAAGAAATAAATAAATCTGTTGGCTGTCTAATGGAGTTCACGTACCGCAAAGTCAATAACGGTTCATTATTAGAATCGATTAGCCATAACCAATACCTGGATCTGTCAGGTGCTCAAAACTACAACCCACTGTACAAGAGATTCTTCGATATGAACGAGAAGTCGCAAAGCAGTATGACCCTAAACAACAAGTACTATCTAGACGGAGTCGATATTATGACGGGAGGGAATACATGTAAAGCTTTAGTTAGAACCACAGACGGTATACACGAGATACGGGATGTTTTCTTCAAGTATAGTCCATTGATGGACCCGTCGAAATATATGATTGGTCGATATGATATTACGACGTCTTCTACACTGGAACTTCCTGACTTTAGTGGAAACAAGGGACACCCAAAGACGAAAGACCCTAATAATTCTGCATATGTAGATGCATTCTTCACATACCTAACAAGCCAATTACTTCACGAGCATGCATTTCCTCACGCAATAGACTTCTACGGATCTTTTCTTGCGCAGAAGAATAACTTCAGATTCAACATCGCTGATGATATCGAATACCTGAATGACTCAAAGTTCTTTCATGATAACAGAGGTACACTTTTTTCAGTCGATGATGGAGCAGCTTCAAATGCTTTTAACTTCGATAGTAGAAAGAACAAAGACAAGCTGGTCCTTTGTTCAGACGATCTTTCCAAGGACGTACTTGAACTAGATGATATAATGGATCTCTCTCAACTAGACTCTGTATTTACGAATGGTAATATGGAAATCGCGGATTCACAAGAAGAAGCAGACTTGGTGTTCACATTTGACTTGCCATCTAACAAAGACGACGAAGATGACGCAACGTCCAGTTGTTCATCTAGGTCTTCTGTGACAGAAGGATCTGACGAGGAAAGCGAAAATGATGATGAAGAGTCAGATGACGAAGATGATGAAGACGATACTACATGCTCAACCGCTTCTGAGGACGAGCTTATGGCAACCATCAATCAATTCCCTGTCCAGGTTATCGCCTTAGAAAGATGTAAAGAGACACTTGATCAGCTAATCACAGATAATGGAGATGACTTGTCTGACGAAGAATGGGGCAGTATGGCGATGCAGATTATAATGATGTTGCTCGCTTATCAAAAGTCATTCGGCTTCACACATAATGACCTTCATACTAACAATGTTATGTATAACAAAACCGACAAGAGTTTCCTTTACTATAAGTGCGACGGTCGAAACTATAAGGTCCCTACATTCGGAAGAATATTCAAGATAATAGATTTTGGTAGGGCTATATACAAGTTCAGAGGGAACGTTGTTTGTAGTGACAGCTATCATCACAAGGGCGATGCTGCAACTCAGTATAATTTCGAACCGTATCTCAACCCTGATAAGCCAAGGTTAGAGCCGAACCCTAGCTTCGATCTTTGCCGACTAGGTTGTTCATTATATGATTTCATCGCAGATGATGTGGAAGCAATGCCGAAAGGACCGAAGAACGCCGCAAGGCGAATGATAATGGATTGGTGTACAGATGATAAAGGCAGGAATATGCTGTATAAGAACAATGGCGAAGAGAGATACCCAGATTTCAAGCTTTACAAAATGATTGCACGATCGGTACATAATCACACACCACACAATGTACTATGTTCCGGTTATTTCGAACGTTTCGCAACAAGTAGAAAGAAGATATCGAAGAAAGCAACAATCATCAATATCGACGAGCTTCCTTCATACTCTTGAACGCGGATATAACATCATATAGTGAAGTATAATCACTACTATATGGTGGTAACAAAATCAGGTGATCTAAAAATCAGGTGATCCAGTAAAGGCTGTAGTGCTCGGTGCAGAAATAACCTTATCAGATACCTGATCCATTATAAAAAGAGAGAGGCACGTGCTGCCATAGACAACAAGAGCATCACGGATAATCAGCTTCAGTGGGAAGTCTTCATCTTTCGTGATGTACTTCACTTCTACGAACTTGGCGATAGCATAAACGCAAGCGACAACAGCTGCTACGGCTAAATAACTATGTTCCATTGAAAAGTCATCTTATAATCTTAAGCTCGAGATAACGCATTTATAACGTCTCGACTTCCAGAAGTGGTGGAGCTACCACTATACTCCTATTAAGATCGTTCACATCAGCAAGCTCTAGTTTGACCTCTTCTCCGATCTTCAAGGGCATGTCGTCATCATCGTCATCGTACTCCGCTTCTTCAGCTTTTCTACGCTCGCTTGCCTCTTGTGCGATCTTCTCTAAACGGTCAATAGTCTTTGGTGCTTCGATTGTGCTTTCGACACCATGTGTGTCAAGTTGCTTGTCTAGATCGGAAAAGGCGATGTTAGATGGGATGTTATCAGTCTTCAATTCAACAACCTCTTCTGCATCTACTTGGTTATTGTCATTAGAGGCTGCGTCATCGTCCTCGTGGGCACCAGAGCTATTAGTAGATTGTTCTTCAACCGGAACTGGTGCGGGACGTTCGATAATCTCTTCCTTGATGTCTACATCGGTTTCTTCGATAGTTCCGAGATATGTTCTCAAGATATCTTCGACCGGCATAGTCTCGCGTATGGTCTGCAGAATACATTCCTTAATGATCAACTCTAATTCACGGTTATTCTTCTGGATAAGAAGCGGAGCGATGTTTTTCTCGAACAGATAAACATTGGTGTAGACTTTTCGCGCCACATTGGTGTAGACGTTATGTACAAATGTATCGATTGAAGGGACCTGCATGTCAACCTTCTTCTGTTCTTGGCCTACACGGATGCATGTAAGAGCCTTCAGCTGAATGATATGAACACATGTAATGAGATCCTCAAGATAGTTACAGGACGATACTGATGCGATTCTATCTTTCTCTTCCTGCACTATAGAGTTGTTCCACTTAGGAACCCTGCTTAGATAAGTCTGAAATGTAAGTAGGTACTTATCCTCTTCATCGTTCTCGCTGCAGATGCGTGTAGCTTCGTCAAAGATCGATTTCAGTCCCTGTACTACAGCTGGTGTGAATATGCCAACAAGGCGCGCACACCATTCGTTCTTAGACTCGGTCAGACTATTAACAGAGTAATCATCCATGTTCTACAT